GTGCATTCATAAGAAGATACACAGGATCTTATGGAGATAAGTATGAGAAACTAATAAAGGATTGGAAGAAGAATAAGTCTTGTTCTATTAAGAATTCTGGTTATCATACTTACTTTGGATTGTCATCATCTGCTTTGGATAATGAAACTGAATTTGAAGTTAAGGAAGATGCTACTAAAGCTCAGATCAGATCTGCCTTTAAGAAATCTCTTAATGGTAAGAAGATGAATAAGAAAGTTCTTGGTGAATTTATAGAACTTGTTGCATGATAAATACATCAAGAAATTCTATATAAAACTATGAGCCATTTTGGAGATTTAATTGGAGCAAAGAAAACTCCAGTATCAAAACCTGTACCAACACCTGTTGTTCAAGAACCACCATCAAGGGAATCTTTCAAAGTAGAAGAGAAAGATAAAAATAATTTCTCCGAAATGAGTAAGAAGCAATTGGAAGTTTATGGTAGAACAGTTGGTATTGAATTGGATAGAAGGCATAGTAAATCCAAGTTGTTGAAAGAGTTACAAGAACATATGGACAATTCATAAAGTGTCCACTAGGGGTCATCTGACCCCTTTTTTATTGTTATAATAGGTTCATAAATAAGACACCTATTATCATGACACTTAAACCTTTTGAACTTAAAATGACAGAAAAGCAAGCAATTGATGGATTGAGAAGTACATATGGAAATGAATTCACTGCTGCTGATGTTCGTGGATTCTGTGCTGCTAATGACATCGGTTACCAAACAGTAACTAAAAAGATTCAAAAATACAAGGTTGCAAAAGGAAAGTGGAATCTTGAAGTAACTACCAAAGCAGTTGAAAACATTGAGAAATCATTCAATGCTCCTGCAGCAGAATCAGTTTTAGAAAGAAATTTAGTACCAGAAATAGATGATACTTTTGTTAAGTTTGGAGCATTTACTGATCTTAAGAAAATTATTCAATCTAAACAGTTTTATCCTACATTCATTACTGGACTCTCTGGTAATGGTAAGACATTTTCTGTAGAGCAAGCATGTGCTCAACTTAAGAGAGAAATTATTCGTGTAAACATAACTATAGAAACAGATGAGGATGACCTTATTGGCGGTTTCCGTCTTGTTGATGGTGCCACAGTATGGCACAATGGCCCAGTCGTGGAAGCTCTCGAACGAGGAGCAGTTTTGCTCCTTGACGAAATCGACCTTGCCTCTAACAAGATTCTCTGCCTTCAGAGCATCCTTGAGGGAAATGGTGTATTCCTTAAAAAAATTGGAAGAGTCGTTAAACCAACTAGAGGATTCAACGTCATCGCCACCGCAAATACTAAGGGTAAGGGTTCAGACGATGGAAGATTCATTGGAACTAATGTGCTCAACGAAGCCTTCCTTGAAAGATTCCCAGTTACCTTTGAACAAGACTATCCTTCACCAGCAATAGAATCTAAAATCTTAGGTGGAGTTGCTGCTAAGTTAGCTGTTACTGATACTGATTTCTGTAAGAGACTAGTAGATTGGGGTGACATCATCCGTAAAACATTCTATGATGGTGGTATCGAAGAGATCATCAGCACTCGTAGATTGGTTCACATAGTTCGTGCATTCTCTATCTTCAATGATAAGGCAAAAGCGATTAAGGTATGTGTAAATAGATTTGATGATGAGACTAAGCAAGCATTCCTTGAATTGTATGATAAGGTAGATGCTGACTTCGAATTAAATAAGGAAGATGCTTGACATCTTCCTATAAACCATACTATAATATAACTATGACATTATCCAGACCAGTAGAAGAATCCCTTCGAGCATCCCAAGAACATTTGAGAGATGCATTAGCATTTGCTGCAAGAGGTGAGAAACCATATGTAGCAAAACATATTGCTGATTTTTTAGCAAGTATAGATAATCTTATTGATTCTCAAGACATAATAGAGAGAATGGAGGATTTTATTAAAAAGGAAGGTGATAAAGAATGATTTTTCTATCAAAACCATCAGTGTATACTTTACCTGGTACATGGGAAAAACAAGATGCTATAATCCATCATTTAAACCTAACTCCTGATCAAGGATTGATTTTATTCTTTGGTCTATTGCTTTTAGGTTTAGTTGCATATGGCATTTATATGACATTTGGTGCTGGTAAAAAGGATTTAAGAGATGCTATTGATGAACATGCTAAGATGCATGAATTGGGTATAGCACATGGGCATGGTGGAAATAAGGAAGCATATGAGATGTCTGGAAAACTAAAACATAATCATGATGAAGTATGACCATCTGGCAAGACTACATAAGTGCCTACAGATCAATTCTACCTATGAAGATAGAAGGTCTGTGGGCCAGTTGGGAGGGTAAAGGAACCCATCTCAATGCGATCACACATTCACATCCACATTTCATAAAATCAAGGCAGGTGGATATTAAAGATGGTAATGGTGTTGATATCTTTAACTGTATAGCATATCCAAAGACTGGATCTAACCTTCCTTGTTTTGGTATGGATCTAATGGCATTCAGTGAGAAGAGAGTCATTGTTGTTTTTGATTTTCAACATCCTAAAGAGAACTATCCATATTCAGTAGAAGGATTACCAGTAGCAACAGAAGACTATCGTTTCTTTGAAAAGGGCAATCACTTCTCTGATAATATCTTTGTTAGGTATTGTAAGATGGAAGAAGTAAATGCTTATCTATCTACATTTAAAGAGTACTTGACTAAGTACAAAGATATGGTAGAATATGAGAAACCCACTGGAACCGATACCAGTGAATATAAAGACTTTGATGCTTACATGACCAGACTTGATCCAGTAAGTGGATTCCTTAAAGGTAAGTTTGGTAAAGAAAAAGCAGATAGTCTAGTAAACGATTTTTTATTCCAATATGGTTAATGCATGGAGCCTAGCAGCATCTGTATTAGATGGAACCCTTGATGAAGACTTTCCTATTATGACTGACAAAATTGCACATTCTGATTCATGGTACGATTACAATCGTAATGATCCAGATAGAAAAAATCCTTTTCCTGAAGGATCATATGATTACCTAAAAGGAGAATCTGTAACTGGTAGAACTCCTTGGATCTATGAATCACCTGATAATGGTGAAACAATTTATAGGTATGTTCGTGGAACCGATCCTCTTAAAAGAGAATTGTATACACCTGAAGATGATTCTCCATCAGAGTTTACAACACTTTCTGATAATGATGATCAAATGGCACATCATGTTGGTTTAAACTATGAAGAATTAAATCTAAATATACAGGCAACTTCACCATACAATGATGGGTGGACACAACAAGCAGCAAAGGAGGAACTTGCAAAAATGACAGATAGCAGGAACAAGTATCATGAGAAAGAAATTTTGAAAGATATTGAAGACTATGTATCAGGAACTTATAATGGACACTATACAGGTACTAAGCATGAGTACCGTAATGTTCAGACAATAGACTTGATGGCATCTAGAGATCTTGCATCTTCATTCTGTCAATCTAACATACTTAAGTATGGTAGTAGGTATGGAAGTAAAGATGGAAGAAACAAAAAGGACTTGCTAAAAGTGATACATTATGCTATGCTATTACTACATTTTGATGAACACTACGGCAAACCAAAAATGACCAGTGGTAACATTGATCACAACATGCCTTAATAATGAAACTCCGACCTCATAACATGAAATTAACTGAAAAAACATTAAATCTTTTAAAGAACTTTGCTTCAATTAACCAATCTATAGTTTTTAAGAAAGGTAATACTCTTCGTACAATGTCGGTAATGAAGAACATCCTTGCAGAAGCTGATATCTCTGAGGAGGTTCCACAGGATTTTGCTATCTATGATCTAGTACAATTTTTAAATGGTATTTCATTATATGGTGATCCTGAATTAGATTTTCAAAATGAATCTTATTTGACTATTCGTGATGGTAAGAATCATAGGACAAAGTATTTCTTTGCTGATCCTAGTGTAGTTGTAAGTCCTCCAGAAAAATCTATTACACTTCCTAGTTCTGATGTTTCATTTGTATTGGATACTAATAATCTAACATCACTTCTTAAAGCATCTGCAATATATCAACTTCCAGATTTATCTGCAGTTGGTGAAAATGGTGTAGTTAAACTTGTTGTTCGTGATAAGAAGAATGATACTTCTAATGATTTTTCAATTGTTGTTGGAGAAACAGAAGAAACATTTTCATTTAATTTTAAGGTAGAGAATATTAAGATCCTTCCAGGAACTTATAATGTTAATATATCTCAAAAATTACTTTCCAGATTTGTAAATGAAAATTATAATTTAACCTATTATATTGCACTGGAACCTGATTCTACATTTGGATAATGTTTTGTGAAAAAGTTAGTTTAGTTAGTGGTGGATTTGATCCAATTCATAGTGGTCATATTCGTTATTTTGAGAAAGCAAAATCGTTTTCTAATTACCTTGTGGTTGGATTAAATAGCGATTCTTGGTTAAAGAGAAAGAAGGGGCAATATTTTCAATCTTGGAATGAAAGAGCAGATATTATCCGTCATCTTGATATGGTTGATGCTGTTATTTTTTGGGATGATGCAGATAATTCTGCTATTGGTGCTATTTCAAAGTGTTTAGAAATATCAGATACTGTTATATTTTGTAATGGTGGTGATAGAGTACAAAGTAATATTCCAGAAATGGAAGGATTTATTGGTAATCCTAGAGTAGAGTTTAAGTTTGGAATAGGTGGAGAAGATAAAGCAAATAGTAGTTCTTGGATACTCGAAAATTATTTTAATCGTCAACGTAAACTTTTAGGAATATGAAACTAACTCAAGAGATAATTGATCAGATTCAGGAAGCCATGAATCATACAAAGATGAATGGTGAAGAAAATTGGAAAGATGGAGATGAGATTGAAGTATGTTTGGGAGGATATTATGCTGCAGATAAATTTATAGCAATACACAATAGAAGTAAAAATCCTGTTGTGTCTGCTGCACCACACCCTGATTTTGATTATGATAAACAGGAGTGGAAAGATGGAAGATCAGCAGGTTATAATAAGTGAAGAAAGCATGGAGGATATGGAAATATGCGTTGGGTAGCTTCTCTGACGAAAAAACTAAACGATACGACAATTACATTGTTCTGGTACGTTCTATTATTTTCTTTTCTT